TGCGGCAGTGACTGCTCCTGATGTTAATCCCTCAGTTATACCTTGTCTTATTGAATCACCTGTTGATGTTGCCAATCCTTCAATGTTTAGAGTCTTGTAAAGAAAGTCACCAAATACTGGAATGTTTTTCAATTGTCCAAGAGTGTTCTCAACCAAGTCTTTACCTAATCCAACTTGATATTCAACTTGGTCATTAATTCTTTTTTGCGCTTTACCTCTAGCGATTAGAAGTCTTAATTCTTTTTCTTCTTCTTTATTTTGTGTTCTAATGGCTTTTATCAAATCATCTTGTAAATCTGCTTGCTTAAAGTTTTCCGATGTAATTTCTTGTTCATTATCAAGAACTTCTTTTGTTCTATCTCTTCTATCTTTAAGATTTTTTTGAACTTCAGCAGATTGTTCACCTGAAGCATCAAGTGCTGCGTTCAGCTCATCAAGTAGATTTCTTATTGGGTCTGCCATATATTATTCTCTTTAGTTGTGTGGAATGAAAAAAAATTAATTTGTTTCAGAATCAAGTTGCTTTTGTAAATTTGCAAAAAACTTTTTAAACTTTGGGTCTTCTGCTTTTCTTTTTTCTATTCTTTGTTGAATTTGTTTACCAATACGGGCAACATCTGCATTGTGTTTTTTTAAAACCGGGTCATTTTTTACAAATGCGTCAAAGCCCTTTACGGCTTTTTTAGAAGCCATAGCTTTTACAAAAGAACCTATAAATTCTTTTACTATTTTTTTGTTTTCTTTGATAAATTGTTTATTCATAATGTATGTGTTTATTCATTAATAAATATCAATTAATTAGATTTTTGGAATCTTTGAGAGTTAGATTTTTTCATAGATTTATCTAATGCTTCTTTTTCTTTTGACTTAGCTGAGATGAGTTTTTCAGCATAGAACCTTCTCAAAGGTAGTGGCATATTGTAGATTTCTGAATGTGTAAATCCATTTCCATAATAGGCGATGTTGAAGATTTCTTCGTGAATAGCCGGCCTATTTGTCGCCGGCTGGCCAAAAAAAGTCAATCCCAAGTGGGACGTCCACCTTTATTGTTTTTCCGTCTTTGGTTGTGAAATCAAAAATCATATCAATATCAGGCGATATCTCACCATAATATTTTCTGTAAGCTTTTGTATCAAGAGCTAAAAATTCATTATCAACAAAGTTTTCTATAAATGATTGTTCTTTATTTCCGTCAACTGATTGAATTTGATATTTTAATCGTGTTGTTAATTCATTTGAAACACCTGTCAATTCAGCTGCTTTCTCATAGTCTTTTAATTGTTGTTTAATATTTTTCTCATCAAGACCAGTCATTAATTTAAATTCAACGACTCGTTTTGAATTTGGTAAAGTATATGAAAATAAATTACCATTTTTATATGATTCAACATCAATTTTTTTATGATTAAATTGTGTTAAGTCTATTGTGGTTTCCTCATACTCATTTGTATCCGGATTCATTATTCTTGTTCGGTATTCTTTTCCGTATCCTAAAATACGAGTTCCAACCATAAGTGCATTTTTGTCACCGATTAATAAATCATCTATATCAATACCTTGTTGAACTACCACTGATTCTAATAATTTATCTATCACCAAACCTTTTTGTATAAGGTTTGTAGAAGTTAGAATATCTTCCTCTTTTGCTGTCATATATTTGACATCTATTGTTCCACTACGCAAAGGACTATCTTCGGGATATAATAATCCCTGTGATGGTAAAGATAGAACTTCAGTAGGAAATCCATACTGATTTTCAGCCATTTTGTTTTACTCCTTGATTAATATGAATTAATAACTATTATTTTTTTAAAACTTTTTCTGCACCTGCGATACCGAAACTACCTAATGTAGTGAATAGGAAAGAATTGTATACCACATCATTGATAACTAAATCTTTACCCATAAGTCCAGTAACAACATCTGCAAATGCAAATAAAACCATTACTGTGAATGCACCGAAACCAATTATTGATTTCTCGTTGTATTCATTATTGTCTTTAAATATTGCCCACATAACTTTCTCCTTAGAATTGTAGTATTGCGTAGTCGTATCTTAGTGTTAAAGTAATGTCAACTACATCTGTTCCGTTTGCGTAGTCTAAATCATTGAAATTTGCTTCTTGAATCATAGCACCTTTCAATACCCACTCTTCAACCTTATCACCGACCGGCCCTAATACATTAAATGTAATGTCTTTTTTATAGAAGTCTGAATATCCGTCACGACCTGTTACGGATTCGTGGTGTAATCTAACCCACTCCATAACTGCTTGTGCTCCACTCGGAACGATTGGGTCATATAAAGTCACTTCTAAAGTATTCCAAGCTCCTTTACCTTTAACATATCTTTTAACATTTATATGGTTTATTTCAACTTCTTCAAATGTTATACTCGGTCTGTTCATAGTTTTAACTAAGTATGCGGGTATATCGCCAATATACATAACGAAACGATTTTTTGTTTTCGGTTCAAACGGCGTAAAAAATATATCATTTGGGTCTAGTAATTCAGCCACTTTCTTTCTCCTATAAAGAATTTTTTTATATTACATTAATAAATATAACAAAACCAAAAAAAGTGAATACTCTGTTTAATATCTTTTTAGAAGTTTTTTTGAAGTTTTTTTAAAAAAAAGCTTGACTTTTACAAATAGTATTATTATATTGTAGTGTAATGATAAGAAATAAAGGAAAAAATATGATTGAAATAACGACTGATACTGAAGGTATTTATATGAGAGATTACCAAGATACTTTGGTAACTAGAGAAATACCAAATAACTATGGGTATTATAATGACGCTGGTGAGTATGTAGAAAACGGAACATTTACTATTACTCATTATAGATATGCTCATAATCCTATGGAATTATATGAAGCAAATGCTAATCAACCAAATTTAAATCTTGAAAATTATACGAACGATAACTATAATGAAGTCGCTTTATATAAAGGTATTCCTATGAGATTTAGATATAATCCAGTTATTAGAAATATAATGAAAACTGGTGGTTTTAGAATTAGGTATCGTGGTTGTAGTAAGCCACAATATGGTTATGTAAGAAGTCAAAGAAATTGTTTGGCTGAATACGCTGATACATTCGCTATTTATCCTAAGTAGTTTTGTGGGTTTTCGGTGACTACATATTTGGAACCGAATGGGTTATGTAGGGTTTCACGATATTAGAAACAACCCTTGTGAGTTAGGTGGTTAAACTCTCAAAATTTACTTTGTTCCCATTACACAAAAAACCCCCGAAATCTCGGGGGTTTTTCTTATCTTGTATTGATTTATAGTTTCAACTTTTAGTCTGCAAATGCTGCACCTGAAGGTTGGACTACAAAATCTAAGACTATGAACTCAGCTGTTCTGGTTGGTTGTAGGAATATCTGTCCTACTAGTTGGTTTCTATCCACAACATCTGGTGTGTTGTTTGATTCATCCATCACCACCCTAAACGCTGATAATCCTGAATTTGCTTGGACTTGTTCTAAGAACGGATTCACAATGTTCAAGAAACGATTTCTTGTTGTTGTTGTGTTTTGTTCAAAGACTAAGAATCTTGAAGTAGATGCGATAAATTTACGAACTCTAATCAACAATCTTCTTACATTAACTCTGTCCAATGCACTTGGTTTTCCTTGAAGTGTTTTCTGTCCAAACACTACAACACCCTGTGCTGGGAATTGTGCGATTGGATTGATACGATTTTCATACAATGTATCTCTTTCATTATGAGTTAAATGACCTTTTGTTTCAATTACACTTGTCAAACCACCACGATTTAAACCTGCTGGTGCGAACCATTCGTGTGATAGTGAGTCTGATTTAGCGTATACACCTGGCATTACCACTGATGGTGGAACCCAAGTTGGTTTATTAAACGCTGGGTCTGATATTTTTACCCAAGGATAATATGTTGCTACATAGTTTGAATCTAATGATTTGATATCATTAACCGCGTTATCAATGGAACGACCCCAACGAGAACCATCCATAATATAGAATGCGTCGGCTCTATTTTCCATTTTTGTAATAGCGTGATTAGTTACTGAATCGTGAAACTCGTGAACAACACCTGGTGTTGACAATAAATTAATATCAAATTCATCAGGATTACTTATTGCGTTAATCGCTCTAATGTAAGCTATTGAACCACTTGATGTTAATTCATCTAAGTCAAATCCTTGTGTATTAGTGCCTGTGATATTTGTTCCACTTTTTCTATCAACCGCTGGATTCAATCCATCAAAACCGCCTTGGAAAGGAACTAAGAACTTTCTTTGTTTAACATTTGAAAGTGCTAATGTTACATTTTCAGTTGCGTCAGAATTTGTTGCTCCTGGAGCGTTATTGTCTCCTAACATATTTTCAAGTGAAAAAGGAACATTTGAACCTGTTTCTGAATTTGCAGCTAATGGTTGTAAATATTGTTTACTGTCATCATTACTGAAATCAAATCCATAGAAAACATTTTCATCATATTGACCTAAGTCATTCAATTGGTTTATTTTAAATGAAGCGGATGGTTGGTGTTCATTTTGATAAGCATCTGAACCAGTCAGTGCTAAGGTCCCATTGTAAGAAAAAGATGAATTACCTGAACTACCGAATGGTTGAAACACTTCACCGAATCCCATTGGAACCAATGCTTCTGACATACCTTTTGTATTAGCGAAATCACTAATGAAAATGTATGCAGATTTATTTGGAAAATCACCATTGTTGGTTAGATTACCATTTGAATCAATAGTTGTAAATTTATCACCAATTTCTCTTACGAAGTAATTGTCTGCATTTTCATCAAGACTTAAGAAATTGAATGTTTCTAATATATCTCCATCATTTGACTCACCTGGATTATTAATCTGTACGGTTAGTGTAAAATCACCAAAGTCTGAACCAGGCACATCTGCCGCTTCTCTAACATCAGAAATACCAATTTTGTATTTTGAATTAAGGTTAGTTCCGTGTGAACGAGTATTTACTTTAAATAAATTTGTTCTTTTAGAATTAATCAACTGTGATTGAATAAATGGTGTTGTTGCCACTGAGTAATCTGTTGTAAAGTCATCACTACCACTTGCAAGACTCATACTTAATGGTAAACTTGTAGTCAATCCAAATTGTGATTGTATTGATTTATAGTTTGCTGCTAAGTATACAATGTTGTTTGTATCTTGTGGGTCAGTGCTAAATACATTTTCAATGTAGTTTGCTGAACCAGTTTCCATTGAGAATGCAAATTGAGTGTTGTCAGGTCCTATTTGTATTGTTGAAAGTGCCGATGAAGAAGTTTCTCCAGCTCCACCCACGAACGAACAACTTGTTGGTCCTGCTAAACTTAATTCTGTTACTTGATTATTTGCTACACCACCTGCTGCTTTTGAAGGTTTTAGTATAGCTACTACTCTACTTCCTAAGTCAGCTGATTGTTTTGTTGAACCACTCATCATAATTGAAATATTGTCGTTCTTGTATCCGTTTATACCTAATACACGAACAATCGTAACTGCTCCTGCATTTCTTAAATATTCCTTTGCTGTAAAAGGAACGTAAAAGTCCTCGTTTAAATCCCCAAAAAATTTCTTAAACTCACCAAAATTTCTAACTAAAGTTGGAACAAATGCTGGACCCATATCTGTTGGTCCGATTAATGCTGCTCCAATTTCACCTACACCCTGTGGTAAGAATGATAAATCTTTTTCACTGGTAAATACACCAGGACTGACTATTCTTTCAGCCATTTTTTTTCTCCCATTATTTTAATACTATGTATAAATATTATACAAAATTATCAAAACGCTTCACTTGGACTAATTATTTTCAATTGGTGTGAATACGCCTGTATTTGGGTCTAAATTACCCGCACCATATTTTTCATCAAAACTATCAACTAATTCTTTTTCAGCTTTTTGTAATTCTGCATACTCAAGTTCTAGTCTTAATTTTGTATCACTAATTGAATCTAAAGTTTTTTCTAAATTTAATCTTTGAACTTCTAATCTACCGAAAGCTAATTCATTGTTTGAATAACTATCTCTTAAGTCATTTAGTGATTTTAATTCTTCTTCTGTGAATTTTATTTGTTTGTCTTTTGCCATTATAACTCCTTATTTACTATATATAAATATAATTCTACTTGTTCAAACAAGCACAATTTTTATTAATTTGATTGATTTCTTCCTCTAATTCTTTAATTTTCTTTGTGTTTTCTTTAATACTTTCTATCAACAATGGAACAATCTTTTCATACTTAACGGCTTTATAACCTGTATCTCTAGTTGTTACTAATTCTGGTAAGACTTCCTCAATTTCTTGTGCGATAACACCAACATCGTGTCCTTTGTATGCGTCTTGTTTTTCATTCCAATCAAATGTATAACCACCAATCTTGTCCATTTTTTCTAATGGATTTTCAATTGGTTGAATATTATCTTTCAATCTTTTATCTGATGAACCGAATGCGATTACATCTCCACTTGCTTCTATTTGAGAACCAGATATGTTTTTTAAGAATTGTGCATTTCCACCCTCAGACATATCTAATGTAAGTGCAGTTATGGTTGAACCATCATCTCTACCTCTAAATACTAAATCGTTGTTATTACCCATTGATTTTATAATAAAATCAGAAGAGTCTCTTTTAAATCTACCGAACTCAGTTCCACCGTCTTTTAGTATTATATCTGCTCCGTCTGCGTCAAGAATAATATCTAATGATGAATCAAGTCTTAAATCATCATTTGATGTAATTAAATTAGATTCTAAATTAGAACTAGATACATAAGCAAAAGAACCTGATTTATATCCTAAGATATTTCCTCCACTACCACTTATGTTTCCACTACCACTAATGTGTTGGACATCAAATATATCATTTCCGTCCATATCTAAATCTTGTGTTGCTGTATGATTACCCATATCATCACCACCAGCGACTGCTGATGCAATTGACGCTGATACATCTGTAATATTAGGTAATGTAAATTTACCCCCTACTTCTAAGTTATCTTTAACATTTGCGTTTAAGAAAGAACCACTTGCACTTGCACTAACACTACCGATTACTTCTAATTCTACTTTTGGAATAGCGACTCCTACACCGAAAACACCAAGAAATGAACCAGAAGTTCCCAACACATTACCATTAAATGTTGTAGCTGCTATTTGGTCAAAACCTTTTATTCTTCCACCACTACTACTGATATGTCCATCATTTTGAACAAATATACTTGCCAATGAAGCAGTTGATGTGTTGAATATGTCTGTTGAACTACCACTTATAGATAATGAACCTGTAAATTGGTGTGTATCATCCGCTGGTGTATCACCAGATATGGTTGAACCACTTCTAAATGAAGAAGTCATATGTGTTACTGATGAACTAACAATATAATTCTGTGCTATAACATCACCTTCTGCTTCAATATTTCCAGTTGTGGTCACTGATGCGAATGTTACATTTGCTGTTGTTGCGACATCTTGTCCAATTGCTACATCATTTGCATTTATCGTAACACCTGTTCCTTGACCTACTGCTAATGTTCTTGTGGATGCGATTGTTCCACCACCGGTCAAACCATCTCCTGCAGTAATCGTTACTCCACTATGGTCAATGTGTTCGTTTGCAACAAAGTTTGTTGTTGAGTCGTGGTCCACCATTGCGGATGCTGATATAACACCTGCTCCCAATCCAACGATTGCTGCTGCGGATAAAGAACCACTAATATCACTAGCTATTTGCACCGAACTTGATATGAGTGTATTCCCTAATTCTGTTTCTGCGGTCGTTACTCTTGTGGAAAAACTTGCACTCGGTGCTACAAATGAACCACTAATGTCAGTAGATATTTGTGCTGAACTTGATAATATAGTATTACTTAACTCCGACTCTGTGGTTGTAATTCTTGTTGAGAAACTACCACTATCTGTTGCTAAATTACTTGCAGATTCTTCAGTTAATGTTACCCTTGTAGAGAAACTTGCACTTGGTGCTGTAAAAGAACCACTAATATCACTAGATATTTGTGCTGAACCTGATAATAAAGTATTTCCTAATTCAGATTCTGCTGTTGTTACTCTTGTAGAAAAACTGGCACTTGGTGCTACAAATGAACCACTAATGTCGGTTGCGATTTGAGCTGAACCTGATAATAAAGTATTTCCTAATTCAGATTCTGCTGTTGTTACTCTTGTAGAGAAACTTGCACTTGGTGCGGTAAATGAACCTGAAATATTAGAAGCTATTTGTGCCGAACTTGATAATGCACCAATGAAAATTCCATTAAAATTTGTTGCTGTTATATCACCACTTGCACTTATGTTTCCACTTGCGGTAATGTGTCCACTTGCACTTACATTGATATTAGATACATCTATACCAGTGCTAGTGGTTTCTAATTTTTTATTACCTGCGTGATATAATCCGACATTGAATGCTTCAGAATCAGTTTTTAGAACAAGGTCGGTATTTCTATCCATAACTCTAAAGTTAATTCTATTACCACCTTGATTAATTGTAAAAGGATAAGGCGTAGAAGAATCTTTTTCCAAATCAAGAAATCCAATATCACCTGCTTTAAATCTAATCCTATTATCAGTAAAGTTGATTAGTGTATTTACATCACCTTTATGTCTAATAAATTGTGATACAAGTAATTCTCCGTTTACTGTTACATTATCATCAGTTTCTACATTACCAAATGAACCACTACTACCAATGATTAATCCACTCGCACTGACATTTGAACCCGTTACATTCGTAACCGATAAACTATCCGTTAATTGTTTTCCCTTAATATTAGCCATTTCTCTCTTTTATTTTTCCTTACTTATAAATATCTAAGAATTAAATTTACCAAATCCTATGACCTCATCGTCTGATTCTAATGAGTATCCTAACTCACTTGTATTTAATCTTAGTTCTAAACTTGCTGATGTCTTTTGAACTATTTCCAAAGCATCATTTTCAATTAACATTCCGTTAATAAAAAACATAAAATCTTCTTCACTTGTTGCACTCAAACCTGTTGGTGCAGAAGCAGTCACTGCTGTAAAACTTGAAGTATTTGCACTTGTAAAACTACCCGTGTGAACAAATGACTTTCTATTGTATGTATTTTTGTCCAAAATACCCGTATCTATAAAAAATTGTTTAGTGGCATTTTCAGTAGCTAATGAAGTTGAACTTCCGTCAGCTAATCCAGTATCATTTGATATTTCATTTATGGTATATCCATTTAATATAAATGAACCTGTAATATTTGAACTACCTGATACCTTATGAGTATCATCTAAACTATCACCAAATCTACTTGAACCACTATCAAATATAGTTGTAGAACCTGTAACACTAATTTCAAAATCATCCGCTGTTAGTTTTCCATTCAAGAACATAGCTGGGACAATAACATTATCCGCCACATTAATACTACCGGTGTGTGCTACTACACCATTAGAACTACTAATGGACCCATCATCTAAAAATAATCTACTTCCTATACTTACAATACCAGAACTCGTTACTGAATTAAACTGAACATCAGAAGTCGTCTCTACTGCTTGTCCAATTTCAATAGTAACACTATCTTGATTTACCGCAAAAAACTCTTTACTCGTAAAATTAATTCCACTAACACTACCCGTAACACCTGTTCCTGTTTGAACAACTAATGGGTTTCTAAATTTAAATTCCACACCCATAACTACTCCTATGAATTAAATTTACCAATACTTAAAATCTCGTCATCACTTTCTAAAATATATCCAATACTACCTGTATCAACGTGTAATTCTAATGAACTTCCTTTCTGTTGTATTTCTAATGCGTTGTGTTCCATATATTGTCCATTGATAAAAAACACAAAGTCATTTTCAGTAGTGGAAGTCAGTCCAGTTGGTGCGGATGCTGTTACTGCTGTAAAACTCGCTGTTGTAGCGTTTGTTATACTTGCTGATGACTTGAAAAAATTCTTTCTTAAATAAGTCGCAGTATCTGTTGCATTATTTGTAACATATGTTTTAACTGCGTTTTCTGTTACTACTGCTGTTGCACTTCCGTCTGTTAAACTTGTATCGTTTGATATCTCGTCCACACTATATCCATTTAAACTAAATGAACCCGTTACATCTACACTACCAGTGAACTCGTGAGTGTCATCTTGAGTATCACCAAACTTTGTAGAACCACTTGCAAATATAATTGATGCGGAAGTGAATGTCGTGTGTAATTCATTTGCTGTCAACTTTCCAAGAATAGTAGCACTACCAAGAATAGTCATATCACCACTAGTTTCCAATGAACCTGTAATACCTATGCTACCACTTATACCTGTTGAAGTATACTTTGTTGATGATGTTCCTATTTGTAAACTATTAGTCAAAGTTTGAGTTGCAAACTGCGTATCAGCTGTTGTTGCAACATCCTGTCCAATAGATATAATTTGCGTTAATAAACTTGAACCATCAAAAGCGACACCACTATTTGATAATGTAACACCGGTTCCACCTTGAAATATTAACGGATTTGATACCGAAATAGAAAATACTTCCTTTTCTCCAACAACATTTACATTGTTAAGTATTTTACTCTCATCGGTGTCAACTAAATCAGTATCAACATTTTCTCTTACAATTATTTTTTTAGGTGTTAAATACTTTTGTGTCGTTGTTTTACTATTATATGTTTCCGGTAAAATATATCCATATAGATTCACCGTAAAAGTAGTTTTAATTAATCTTTCTTGGTCCGTAACTTCTGATGCGTCTGAAAAACTCTCAATACGAGTTCTAAATCTCATCTTACCTGGTTCACCCCAATATGCGCCATCTGAATAATTAATTTTTTCAACAATAGCATTCATTTGTTCTATGTATGAAGTCCAAATTGTAAACTCATATGTTAAAGTTACATAGTCTGGCATTGTGACATTATAATACTCTCTATTAGGTGATAATCCTTTTTGAACCGAAAACTTATCATAACGATTTTGTTGTGAAAATTTTTTCTGAAATGAATAAAATAAATTTGGTTTGTTAGCGTCTAACTTATCAACTGGTATATTGTCATTTCTTTCCATAGCTGTTCGTTTAAAAACAATTAGTGGTGTTATGATTTGTTGTTTTTTATCTCGTAGATATCCTTGTTTTGAAATTGCAACCCATCTTTCTGGTGATGCGTAAATACAAGGGACTTTAACTTTTTCTTTATTTTCTGTAACTTCTGGTTTTATAACTTCATTAAAATAATAAAGAATAGAACTATCCATATCCATAATACCAACTGATATATTTTTCACATCATCGTTGGCACCTGGTGAATTACGACTTATCTTTTCTCCACGATTAAATAATAGTCGTTGACTTCTTGGTATTGGTTTGTTTCTTGCCATTAAAAACCTCTATGTTCTTCTATATTCAATGTTGATAATCTTGTTAAATGTGCAGTGGCTACTATTGAGTGATTGTTACCAGTTTGACCACCAACTAATTGGTTTTCATTGAATGTATTTATTTCAAAATATCCATCATTATACTCAACTATATCGCCTATATTAGGTCTAAAATCTATTTCAATCAAATAATCCCTTTGAAATGCAAATTCTACATTTTGTCTTCTATCAGGACCAAACTCATCTGTATTATAATCAAAATCAGAAGGTGTTATTAGACAAGGTATTTGAACACCTGTTTTATAAACTTTACCCTCAGATGATTCACCATACATATTAGATTCAGTATCATAAACTGAAACTTTATATACGATTACATTTTGATTTATAATTCCATCTTTGCTTTTATTTGGTTCACCCAATAATTCTCTATTAAACTTATCTATTGTATCTAAGTCTTTTTGTGGGTAATAACGACTTGCCATTTATTTATCCTATGTAGAGTGGATAAGGCACCTTTCTCAAGGTTTCCTGTTGAGTCTCAGATTCATCTCTCTGAGCTTCTAACAATGCCTTACGACTTGTTTGTTCTAAATTTTCTCTCAATTGTTCTATTAATTGTTCTTTTTCAGCAGTTGCCTCTGCTCTTAATGTGTCTCCGTCAAGTGAAACCTCAGAATTTGGAATAGGGATTGTTCCATATTTAGAACGAATAATACCTAATAGCTCTTTGGATAATGCTAATGTGTATTTTCTAATCCATTGTTTACCAACATCATTGATGTTTGAATAAACCATATAATCATATTGTGCATTTGAATAATCTGATACCACGCTATCATCACTTGAACCACTATAACGAGTTCTTAATGGATTATCTCTATCTGAAGTATTTACATATTCAATCCACACTGAACCGGATGCAGTGGGAACTGGGAATATTCTCATTTGATTGTTGCGGATTTCAAAAGAATAAGCAGATTTTCTAATCTGGTCATTAAATTCAATAGCTTGTATTCTCAACAAATCTGCGTAGATTGGTTGTAATACGAAAGTAATCGCTGGTGATTGATTTCCAAATCCAAATCCATCCAACATATTGTATGTTCCAAATCCTGTTGACGCATATGGGTCAAAGTATCTTGTGACTGCTGGACTTGCCTCATAATGAACTCTTTTTACTTCAATACTTTCTCCACTCTCACTTACTTCACTAACTAAAGCATTTAAATCATAAACTTGACTACCTGAATTGATTGAAATTGCAGTTCTTTTTACCTCTAATGAACCACCAACCAATGCTTCTTGTCCATATTCCTCTGAAATGAAAATATTTTCAGATAAAGTTGATTTTACTCGTTTGTGAGTAAAGTTTGAACCTGTTGATTGTCCTTTTAAATGTAATAAGTTATCACGAATGTTAAATTGATTGACTTGTGCACTATACTCTGATATAGATTCTTCAAAACAAGCATAAAATTGTGTGTCTTGTAATTCAACTGCGGTTATTGGATAACCAAGTCTTTGTGCACACCATTTTGCTACTTGTGGGGCTTCTGTTTGAAATTCTGAATCACTATCGTATAACCCAAATGGTGTGTTCCCGTCTACTGCAGAACCACTACCTGGCCATATTGCTTCTTGAGCCATTAAATTCTCCTATTAATAGTCTATTTGTATATACATTAATAAATATAAGAAATACAAAAAACCCCCACAAAAAGTGGGGGCTTTTTATTTTGTAATAAATCAGTTTCAGGACTGATATTATTAGTCTGCTATTACTGGTAACTCTGCACCAACCCATTGAGCTGAATCAAGAGCTATACATAGCGTAATTGTGTCTGCAGCTACTGTTATAGCTGTGTTGTCACCTGCTGGATTAATATCATCACCAACGCCTGGAAATATTTCTAAAGTCTTATTTGATACGTTGTTGAAAATTAAAAACATTGTTCCAACTGTAACTGATGAAAGTAAAGGTAAAACTACACATTTTGTGTTGTCTGCAGCTGTAACATTAACAAGTGTTCCACCTGTTGCGCTGATTGAACCACCATTTGATTGGTTATTACCTGCTGCTGTTACTGCTTGGATACCTATACCTGCAACACTACCAGCGGCTAAAACACCACCGTCTGCTAATGTAGTTACTGAGTCCACTAAAGTATCAAAGTAATTTGCGTGACTTTGTCTTAGTGTGCTTTTAAGGCTCCCTCTGTTTGCCATAGTTTTTCTCCATATGTTAAGGGGATTTCCTGCTTCCCTCAACTTTTAATTGTATTAAGATTACAATACCTACGACATCCGTCGCCAAGGCTGGAAATTAATCTTATATACATAAGTATCAATACAAACAAAAAACCCCTAAATTAATAGGGGTTTTCTGTATGCTTATTCAGCTTTTAGTATGTGTTGAAATACTAACTATTATACATAGTTAACATCTGCAACTATGACCTTACCATAGAATTCTGGACGAACCATTTTCTTGGCGTATCTTGTCATCACACCTTTTCTTGGAGTGAAGTTTTTAGGGTCATATACTAATGGTGTCATAATAAGTGGCACATATGGTGAATACACCGCACCTGTTTCAAGGAAGTTAGAACCTCTAAATCCGACAAGGATTTGGTTTTCTAACATATAAGGGTTTTTGTAAA